CGGCGCACCGACATTTTCCTACAAGATCGGCGCATTCGAGATCACGAAGGACGGCAGCCTTTGTTTCGACGATGCCACCGATGAAGCGACACTTGCGCGTGTGCGCACAGCACTGCGCGAGGAGGGCTTCATGTCCGAGGACGAGGAGAACGCGGCTTCCTGCGCGGACACAGAGGCAGATGAGTCGATCCAGACGGAAACGGCGGCAGAACCTGCTCCGACAGAGGAAGCGATTGCAGAACCCGACGAGGACAGCCTTTCCATCAGCCTCCCGCGCAGCCTTTTCACTGAGACGGCACTGCAGAATCTCGATGCACTCCTCCTGAGCAAGGGACGGCTTATCCGACACGCCTTCGACATCCGGGAAGCGACTTACACACTGACCGATGATCGCATCACCTTCGCATGGCTGCACGGCACGATCACCGACGAGACGGCAAAGGCGTATGCCGCCTTCATCAGCAAGCTCTGCGAGATGGCACGGACGCAGAAGCGCGTCACGGCGAAGGAGAAGATTGTGGACAACGAGAAATACGCATTCCGCTGCTTTCTCCTGCGCCTTGGCATGATCGGAAACGCCTACAAAGAGTCGCGTAAGATTCTCCTGCAGAACCTTACGGGCAGCAGCGCGTTTAAGAGCGGACATCGGAAAGGAGATGAGCGTCATGCATTTTCCGAGTAAGGAACAGATCGCCGTGCTTCGAGAGCGGTACCCACGCGGGACGAAGGTGGAACTTCTCGCGATGGACGATCCCCAAGCCCCACCGACAGGAACGATGGGCGAGATTCTGCGCGTTGACGATGCGGGACAGCTTCTCGTCCGATGGGAGACAGGCTCGTCACTGAGTCTGATCCCCGGTGTGGACTCCTTCCGCATCGCAGAGAAAGGCGGCAGGTCATGAACGAGACGATTTTCACGCAGATCATGGACATCCGCGACTCAGGGCGGGTGAATATGTTCGACATTCCCTCCGTGCAGCGCATGGCATTTAAGATGGAATTCTACGAACTCATCTGCTTCATCGAGGAGGATCGTGCGGCGTATGTACGCTTTATCCTCACGGGCGAAGAGTAAGTTTTACGGCTTCTTGCACAGCCTTTCGGGGCTGTGTTTCTCTCGAAAAATAAGTGTGATTTATCGAAAATAAGACTTGCTATATTCTGTGTTTAGAGGCATATATGTACATGACCGAAGGGAACAACCTACACACAGAAAGCGAGGAACACAAAATGAGAAACGCAGAAGCAAGATGGCCGAAGACCACCACGATGGAGCACCTCGATGAGATGCGGTTCGGGACGAGCGGCGCGATCCTGCGGTACGGCGAGCAGATCCTTGTGGTCGGGATGGAATGCTGGGGCTTCCACGCAGCCGTCTACGAGATGGTCGAAACGCCGGAAGAGACAGGCTTTGCGGACATTGAATGCCGCCTGAACCTTGTCGAAGCCGCCAAGGAGCTTTTCGAGGACGGCGGACACGCGATGGCTTGGTGCATGAAGAGCATCTAAGCCGCGCCGAACAACAAAACAGCCCTTCGGGGCTGCTTCTCGTTTCAGATATTGTGAGTCGCTGATAGCGGCTCTTTTTTGATGGGGGTGATTGCTTGCGGAAACTGACGGACTACACACCGACGGAGTTCATGGCAGAGGACGCGCACTATGACAAGACCTCTGCGGACTACGCTGTGGGATTCATCGAGTGCCTATGCCATACGAAGGGGACGTGGGCAGGAAAGCCCTTTGAACTCATCGACTGGCAGGAGCGCATTATCCGAGACATTTTCGGAATTCTGAAGCCGAACGGCTATCGGCAGTTCAACACGGCGTATGTTGAGATTCCCAAGAAACAAGGAAAACAGCTTGCTCTTGATACGAAAATCCCCACACCCGAGGGATTTACCACAATGGGCGATATTCGCGTCGGAGATACCGTTTTTGACGAAAACGGACAGCCCTGCCGTGTTGTCGCCAAGAGCGATGTGGATGATACGGAGCAAGCCTATCGCTTGACCTTCCGCGACGGTTCGTCCATCGTCGCGGGAGAGCGGCACCTCTGGAATGTGGATTATATCATCGGGAAGCCGCGCTCCGTACTTTGGACAACGGGTGAAATCTACCGTCGGACGATGAAGCACAGAAAAAAATATCGGGATAACGAAAAGGAGGCACGTCGCTCCATCATCCGAATCCCTGTGGCAAAGACGCTGCAGATCGAGGGAAGAAATCTGCCCGTTGCTCACTCCTGTTTTCATTATCTGGCAGACATCGCGCCGCTCTCAGAGAGAGTCCCCATGCAGTGCATTCAAGTGGACAGCAGAAGCCATTGTTATCTGGTAGGGGAATCCTTCGTTCCAACGCACAACAGTGAACTTGCCGCCGCTGTCGCACTCCTCCTTTGTTGCGGCGATGGGGAGGAGCGTGCCGAGGTGTATGGATGTGCTGCTGACCGTCAGCAGGCGAGCATCGTGTTCGAGGTCGCTGCCGACATGGTGCGGATGTGTCCCGCACTCGGCAAACGGGTGAAGATCCTCGCCTCCCAGAAGCGCATGGTGTATTTGCCGACGAACAGTTTCTATCAGGTGCTCTCGGCAGAGGCATACTCAAAGCATGGTTTCAATATCCACGGCGTGGTATTTGATGAGCTTCACACGCAGCCGAACCGCAAGCTCTTTGACGTTATGACGAAAGGCTCCGGTGATGCGCGTATGCAGCCGCTTTACTTCCTCATCACAACGGCAGGGACGGATACACAGTCCATCTGCTACGAGACGCACCAGAAAGCGAAGGATATTCTCGAAGGGCGAAAGATCGACCCGACCTTCTATCCTGTGATCTACGGAGCGAAGGAGGATGAGGATTGGACAGACCCGGAGGTCTGGAAACGGTCGAATCCGTCCCTCGGCATTACAGTTGGCATCGACAAGGTACAGGCGGCGTGTGACTCTGCACGGCAGAATCCCGCCGAGGAGAACAGCTTCCGACAGCTTCGTCTGAACCAGTGGGTGAAGCAGTCCGTGCGGTGGATGCCGATGGACAAGTGGGATGCCTGTGCCGCCCCTGTGGATGCAGAGGCATTGGAAGGGCGTGTCTGCTACGGCGGTCTTGACCTTTCCTCGACGATGGATATTACAGCATTCGTACTCGTATTCCCTCCGACCGAGGAGGATGAACCGTTTGCCGTGCTTCCGTACTTCTGGATTCCCGAGGAGAATATCGACCTGCGTGTGCGGCGCGATCACGTTCCGTATGACGTGTGGAAGAAGCAGGGCTTTCTCATGACCACCGAGGGAAACGTCGTACATTATGGCTTCATCGAAGCGTTCATTGAGAAACTGGGCGAAAAGTACAACATCCGTGAGATTGCCTTTGACCGCTGGGGTGCAGTGCAGATGGTGCAGAATCTTGAAGGGATGGGCTTCACCGTTGTTCCATTCGGGCAGGGCTTCAAGGATATGAGTCCGCCGACCAAGGAGCTGATGAAGCTGACGTTGGAAAAGAAAATAGCGCACGGCGGGCATCCCGTCCTGCGCTGGATGGCAGACAACATCTTCATTCGCACCGACCCTGCGGGGAACATCAAGGCGGATAAGGAGAAGTCCACCGAGAAGATTGACGGCGTGATTGCGCTGATTATGGCACTGGATCGTGCGATCCGCTGCGGGAATGATACCTCGGAATCGGTGTACGAGAGTCGCGGCATATGGGCATTTTAGGGCGATTGTATACGCACATATGGCCTTGCTATTTCTGTGATAGTACGGGAATATACACATACCGAAAGGGAAAACCGAAGAACCAAGAAACGGAGGAAAAGAAAATGAACAAGCAGGAAATCGCCAAGATCATCAAGAGCAAGGCTGCCGAGTACGGATTCAAGCTGCAGGAAAACACGATGGGCTGGGCAAACGAGAGCGACCACGACAGCTACATCCGCATCGAGGTTCGCAAAGAGAGGGATTATGACAAGACGGATTGGGAAGCCCGCAAGGTTTTCTGGGACATCAAAGCCAACGCCGGCATTTGCCAGATGGGCGGAGATCCAACACCGGAGGAACTTTTGGAAGCCGCCGACGAGATTGCGCGGGGGGCAAGATTCACAGCCGCAATCAACAGCATGGAGCTTTCCTGCATCGAAAACTTCTAAAACCGAAATGAGGGAGCGCCGCTCGGAAGGGCGGCGCTTTTGCTATCATCTTTTGAAATGGAGGTTTCCATGAATCTATTCAGCAAACTCTTCCGTTCGCGGGACAAGCCCATGAATCATCTTGGCGGCTTGTCCTTTTTGTTTGGACAGACGGCGGCGGGCAAGGCGGTCAACGAGCGTACTGCAATGCAGACAACGGCAGTCTACGCCTGTGTGCGCATTCTCGCCGAATCCATCGCAGGGTTGCCGCTTCACGTTTACGGATACAAAGGGCAGGGCAAAGAGCGCGTGCCGGAGCATCCGCTGTATTTTCTGCTCCACGATGCACCGAATCCCGAGATGACGAGTTTCGTCTTTCGTGAGACGCTTATGGCGCATCTCCTCCTGTGGGGAAATGCCTATGCACAAATTTTGCGGGATGGCAGGGGGCGTGTCCTTGGACTCTATCCGCTCCTCCCCGACAAAATGGAAGTCAGCCGCGACAGCCGCACGGGTAAACTCTACTACATGTATACGAGAAGCACGGAGGAGAATCCGAATTTCGCGGATAAGGGACAGATTCGTCTGCGTCGTGAAGATGTGCTCCACATTCCGGGACTCGGATTCGACGGACTTGTCGGCTATTCTCCCATCGCTATGGCAAAGAACGCCATCGGTATCGCGCTTGCAACAGAGGAATATGGCGCGGCATTCTTCAAGAACGGTGCGCGTCCGGGCGGCGTGCTCGAACATCCGGGCGTTCTCAAAGACCCGTCGAAACTCCGTGAGAGTTGGCACGCCGTCTACGGTGGTACGATGAACACGGGCAGGATCGCCGTCCTCGAGGAAGGCGTAAAGTATCAGCAGATTGCTATACCGCCCGAGGAGGCGCAGTTCCTTGAAACAAGGAAGTTCCAGATTGACGAGATTGCACGGCTCTATCGTGTGCCGCCGCATATGGTCGGAGACTTGGAGAAATCCTCGTTTTCGAATATCGAGCAGCAGTCGCTTGAATTTGTCAAATACACACTGAATCCATGGGTCGTGCGGTGGGAGCAGTCCCTGCAGAAAGCACTGCTGACGGACAAGGAGCGGAAGGATTACTTCATTCGCTTCAACGTGGACGGTCTTCTGCGCGGGGACTACAAGAGCCGCATGGAGGGATATGCCATCGGGCGGCAGAACGGGTGGCTCTCTGCGAACGACATCCGCAGCCTTGAGGACATGAATCCTATCAATGCAGACGAGGGCGGCGATCTCTATCTCATCAACGGGAATATGACGAAACTGAAGGACGCAGGGCTGTTTGCAGGGAATCAGAAGGGAGTAAGTGATGAAACGTAAATTTTGGAATTGGGTGCGGAACGAGGGAGAGAAGCGTATCTTGCTTCTGGATGGTGAAATCTCAGACGAGACGTGGTGGGGCGATGAAATTACACCCCAGATGTTCCGCTCTGAGTTGAATGCCGCCGAGGGAGATATTGACCTCTGGATCAACTCACCGGGCGGCGACTGCTATGCGGCGGCGCAGATTTACAATATGCTCATGGAGTATAAGGGAAATGTCAATGTCAAGATTGACGGGATTGCCGCGTCTGCCGCATCCGTCGTCGCGATGGCAGGATCAACGGTTGAGATGTCACCCGTGGCCACCATTATGATCCATAATCCGATGACCGTCTCCATCGGGGATACACATGAGATGGAGCGGACGATCACGTTCCTTGCCGAAATCAAGGAGAGTATCATCAACGCCTACGAGATCAAGACGGGGCTGTCCCGTGCGAAGATTTCACGGCTGATGGATGCCGAGACGTGGATGAATGCAAAGAAAGCCGTGGAGCTTGGATTTGCGGATTCCGTTCTCTATACGGACGTTCAGCGTCCTGTGACAGACACGGCAGACGGGCTGATCTTCTCCCGTGCCGCTGTCACGAACTCCCTGCTCTCGAAATTCGGGCAGGGAACACACAATGTCGATGCAGAGCCGTTTAAGAAGCGGCTCTTTTCTATTTCACATTAACGGAGGGACAAGAACATGGATAAGATCATGGCAATGCGTGAGAAGCGTGCAGAAATGTGGGAACAGGCAAAGCAGTTTCTGGATTCTCACGAAAAGGATGGGCATCTCACAGCCGAAGATGCCAAGGCGTATGAGCAGATGGAGAACGAGGTGCTCGCGCTCGGCAAGGACATTGAGCGCATGGAGCGTCAGGCGATTCTCGATGCACAGCTTGCAAAGCCCGTGACGGCGGCAATCACCAACATTCCGGGGGCTGCGCTCAATGCGGAAAAGACGGGACGGGCAAGCGAGGCATACCGTGCGGCAATGCTGAGGGCACTGCGTACGAATTTCCGGCAGGTGGAGAACGTCCTGCAGGAGGGCGTGGATGCAAACGGCGGCTATCTCGTTCCCGAGGAATACGATCAGCGTCTGATCGACGTTCTGAATGAGGAGAACGTCCTGCGTCCGCTTGCGACGGTGATTACCACAAGCGGGGAGCACAAGATCAACATTGCCGCCACCAAACCTGCGGCATCGTGGATTGAGGAAGGTGCGCCACTCACCTTCGGGGACGCGACCTTCGACCAGATCGTTCTTGACGCGCACAAACTCCACGTCGCGGTCAAGGTGACGGAGGAACTGCTCTATGACAACGCATTCAACCTTGAGAACTACCTCATCGAGCAGTTCGGCAAGGCACTCGGCAATGCAGAGGAGGATGCGTTCCTGAACGGCGACGGGACGCACAAGCCGAAGGGACTTCTTGCCTCGGCAAAGACATCCGTCACCACGGCGGCGGCAGACCTCAAGGCAGACGAACTCGTGACGCTCGTCTACAGCCTCAAGCGTCCCTACCGCAAGAATGCGGCATTCATCGTCAACGACCAGACGCTTGCCAACATCCGCAAACTCAAGGATGCGAATGGCGCATATTTTTGGCAGCCGTCGTATCAGATGGGCGAACCCGACCGTCTGCTCGGCTATCCCGTCTACTCCTCGGCATATATGCCTGCTATTGCAGCGGGCAAGACCGTCATCGCATTTGGCGATTACTCCTACTACAACATCGGGGATCGCGGCACGCGCTCTCTGCAGGAACTCAAGGAACTCTTCGCGGGCAACGGTATGATCGGCTATGTCATGAAGGAGCGTGTGGACGGCAAGCTCGTTCTTGAGGAAGCCGTGCAGACGCTCAAGATGAAGGGGTGATGTATGTTTGCGGCAAAGAGGGGAGGTGGTTCTATGCTTGTGCCGCTTGAAGCAGTCAAGCAGTATCTGCGGATTGACGGCGATGAGGAGGACGATCTCCTCATGCATTTTGCAGAAACGGCAGAACAGATTTGTACTGCATTACTGCGCGTGAAGAAGCTGTCCAAGGTTGAAGATCAGGCGATTGTGCGCGTTGCAATCCTCTATGCCATATCCTATCTCTACGAGCACCGGGAGGAAGCGGATCACAGAGGGCTTGCACTGACACTCCGGTCTCTTCTCTTCGGCGTGCGGAAGGAGGTCTTTTAGATGCAGGTGTCTATGAGCGAACTGCGTCATCGGATTTCCATCCTGCGTCCCGTAACGGAGACGGATGATGAGGGGAATATCCTTTCATCGTCGGTGCAGGAGATTTCAAAGGCGTGGGCGCTTGTTCTTCCGTTTGCGGCGAAAATCTTGGACGGGTATGCGGAGAAGGTGCAGGAGGTGGATTACCGCATCGTCATTCGTTATCGTGCGGATGTGCGCGTGACGGATCGTATCCGTTGGGGCGACAAAACGCTCACACCCATTGCGCCGCCGTATCCGCTTGGTGGGAAGAAACGGTGGCTTGTTCTGGAATGCAGGGAGTTGGTGGAAGATGGCTAGATACCGAGGATTCGTCTCTGCCGAGAAGATTCTATCGGAACTCGGCGCGGCGGCGACGGCTGCGGCAAAGGAAGCCCTCGCACACGGAGCGGACGATGTGGTCGCGGAGGCAAAGAACCGCTGTCCCGTCTATGCAGGGACGGATAAGCGCGTGGTCAAAGGTGCGCTGCGGGACTCCATCCACAAACGTCTCCGCAGGAAGGACGGTTCTGTTTGGAGGATCGCGGCAGATGCGGAGTCTCAAGATGGCGTTCCCTATGGCGTACTCGTTGAGTTCAGCCCACGCATCAACCGTCCGTTTCTCTATCCCGCGCTTGATGCCAAGAAGGACGGGATCCGTTCTGCCATCGTTGATGCTGTCCGAGCGGCAATACGGAGGAGAGGGAAATGAGCACGGCGCGGATGGTGTATCAAGCACTTGTGCGCTCCAAGGCACTCTCGCAGCTTCTTACACATGGGAAAAAGAGCATCTATCACGGACGCAGTCCCAATGCAGGGACGTATCCGATTCTCGTCTATTCCGTCATTTCCGACGTTCCCGCACTCTCGGCAGATGGTATGGAGTTTGAGCGGCGCGTGACGATACGCATCCATATTCTGACGAAGGATGGGAGATTCGGAGAGATCCATCGAGCGGTGCAGAACGCGCTTCTGCCGCTCGGCTTTGTAAGGGCGCAGACGCAGGAGTTCGTTGAGAAAGATATATTTGTTGAAATCACAGATTACAGAACAGTAGTGGAGGGAGAGTAATATGCCAAGTCCAACACCAACAGCAAAGCCCGCCGCGAATCTGACAAGCGGGCAGTTCATCAACATCCAGAAACTTCATATCGCGAAGATGCTCACCGATGTGGCAGGAGGGGCGGCGACCTACGAAGCTCCGATTCCGCTCGGAAAACTGCTCCGCAAGGTGGACATCAAGCCACAGACGAATCAGGCGGAGCTTTTCGCCGACGGGCAGTCCGTGGATACAGCATCCAATACCGCATCCTACGATCTGACCTTCGATACTGCCGCATTGCCGCTTGAGTATACTGCCTATCTTTTGGGGCACAGTATCGAGAATGGCGTGATGAAGGCGGGCAAGGACGATGTCGCTCCGTACTTCGCCGTGCTCTTTCAGTCAGACAAGCGCAACGGCAAGAAGAGATACACCAAATTCTACAAAGTCCAATTCACGGAACCGTCCGAGAGCGGCAACTCGAAGCAGGAGAGCATTCAGTTCGACACGCCGACGCTCACGGCAAAGGCGATCTACCGACTCTCGGACGGGCTGTCCTACGCCAAGGCAGACGAGGAGGCGGCGGGCTTTGCCGCTGAGACTGGGACGAAGTGGTACGAGCAGGTCTGAGGGAGCGTATCATGGAAAAACCAACGCTATGGATTGCGGGTAGGGAAATCACACCAAACCCTCCGAAGATGAAGGTCTGGCGCGAGTTCCTTGCCTTTTTTGATGCAGAGAAACAGGACATGAATCTTGAGGACTTCTTGGATGCGCACGTCCGACTGATCGTCCTTGGATTCAGACGGGAGGAAGTGACAAGGGAATCCGTGGAGGAGAATGTAGACGTTGCGGACATTGTTCCGCTCACCCGTGCGATCTTCCGATGGATTCAGTCGCTGACGTTTTCCAAACTGGTGAACCTCCCAAACGGAGAGACGGGGAAAGAGGCGTAGTTCTTTCCCCGTACCAGAATCTACTGCGTTACTACGAGCGGCTGCAGTTCACCTACGGGTGGACGATGCACGAGATTGATTCACATGAGATTGCATTCCTGCTCGATCAGCTTGTGGTGACGGCGATCTGCGAAGAACGATCGTCTGAGCGATTTATTGACGACGTGATGTAGGGAGGGGATAGGGTGGCAAAGCGCGGACAAAAGATTGATGAACTCTATCTCGACATCGGTCTCAACATCGCACAGCTGCAGCTGGACTTTGACACGGCAGGGAAAACTGTCTCAGATTCCATTGCGCGACTCAACAGCAAGGCAAACAATATTCACCTCAAACTGGATGCCGACCTCGCGAAACTCGACGGTGTGGGGACGGAACTGGATAAGATCAAGGTGCGCTATCAGGCGATCAACCGTGAGTTGGATATTCAGCGGCAGAAAGAACAGATTCTTGCCGCTGTCCTCCAATCCGCAAAGAAAAACGATGGCGTGGACAGCGTATCTTACCGTAGAGCGGAGAGCAATCTCCTGCGTCAGCAACGAACCGTCGCACAGACCGAAGCCGAGGTGCGGAAACTGAATGCACGGCTCAAAGAGAGCACCGTCCTCTCCGGCACGCTCAGCGGGCGCATCTCAGCGGGCATGACGGCGGCACAGGCGGGTGTCAAGAATCTAACGAGCGGATTCAATGTCCTTTCGACAAAGATGGCCGCCGTTATGGCAGTCGCCGCAACAGGCGCAGGGCTGTTCAACATCACCAAAGACGCGATGCTTGCGGGTGAGAACGTCTATAAGCTCACGCAGCGACTTCACGTCTCTGCGGGGGAAGCCGCTGAACTGGGGCGTATGTTTCAGCTTGCGGATACGGACATCAAGAGCATTATTCCGCTGATCGCTCGTCTTGACAAGCAGGTGGGATCTGCGGGAGAGAGCGGTAACGATACCACACACGCCCTATCGCGCTTCGGGATTGCCCTCAAAGACCAGCAGGGCAATCTCCTGCCGCTCAATGAGCAGCTGGCGCAGCTTGCCAAAGGCTACAAGACGGCAAGCGAAGCGGGCATGGAGGAGGCGTATACCGCAGAAGTCCTTGGTGCGCGTGGTGCGGCACTCATCCCCATTCTCGAACAATACGAAGACCTTATGACGATTTCCTCGCGTGTCAAGACCACGGGACTACTTGACCCCGAACAGGCGCATGAGACGTATCTCAAATGGCGTGCGATGGAGATGGAAGCGGGGCAGCTGAAACTCGCGCTCGGTGCGGCACTGCTTCCTGTCGCCGAGGAACTCATGCCGGAGATCAATGACGGCTTTGAATCTCTGGTTGAAACGATCCGTGACAATAAGGACGAGATCAAGGACGCCGTCCTCGGATGGGGCGAGGCACTCAAGACCGTCGCAGAATTGGCGGGTTTTGTTGGTGAGCAGATTCACAAGGTCAATGAACACGCAGAAGCGAATGCGTGGCTCGTAAAGAATCATCCTGTGGCATCTCCGCTGATTGCTGTTCCGTTCCTTGGCGGCACCGTCCTCGACGCTCTCTACGGGGACGAATATAAGCAGTACCAAGAACAGCAGAAGATTGCCAAAGAGAAAGCGGCGGCAGAGGAGAAGGCGCGTGCCGAGGCGGAGAAGAATGCCAAGGCGCAAGAGCAGAATGCCAAAGCTGCGAAAATCCGTGCGGCAGCCGAGAAAGATGCTGCAAAGACGGTCAGTGAGTCTGCAAAGGCGACCGCACAACTGACGGATAATTTATATACACTGACACACACAGACATAGAGAACAGTCTACACGCTCTGGATCGCGAATCCTTCGATTTCTTTCAGAAGGGGGCAGATCCTCATCTCATCGACGAATACCGTCTGGCGAAGGAAGCGAAAATCTACGCCGACTTTCAGCGGGACGTTGTGGACAAGGCGAATGCGCTCTATAAGACCGACCTGCAGAACAAGCTGGACTCCATCGCCCGCGAAGCCGATGCCTTTCGGCAGAAGGGCTTGGACGAACTCCAAACACAGGCGTGGCTCAGTGAGAGCAAGGCACGAGTGATGGAGCAGTGGGAGAAGGATGTAGCGGGGAGTATCCGCTCCATTTGGAAAACGGAACTTGAGAACCGCCTTGCTGAGATCGAGCGCGAGAAGGATGCGTGGGTGCAGAAGGGACTGGACGAGGTCGAAGCGACACGTTGGGCAGAGAAGCAGAAGCTCGATGCCAAGCGTAATGCCGCTCTGGAAGTCCTCCGCTCCCAGAAAGAGGAACTGCAGGTGTTCAAGAAATCCGGGCAAGTCGGATTGATGGAGTACCTTCGCAAGAAGAACAAGTTTACGGCAGAGGATCTGGGGCTGACACCGGAGCTTTTGCAGCAGTTCCAGTCCGGGCGTAAATGGGCGATGGAGAATCTCCTGCCGAATTTCGCTCCCGAGAAGCGTGAGGACAGTTCCCGCATCCGTGTGAATGGGCAGGAGTTCTCATACGCACAGATGATGGCAGGATTGGGGCAACAAGCGCAGATTGTTTCAAGCGGGGGACAGAATGTCCCTTCATCGAGAAATGGGGAGAAAACTGCGCCATCCATGACGGACAATCGGCAGATTCACATACAGGTGCAAATCGAGAACGCCGTCACGGAGGACAACGAGGGAATGCGTATGCTTGCCGATCACGTCGCCGACCGCATTCGCCCCGCTGTTGAAAATGCTCTTGGAGGTGATTCCAATTCATATTCACATTGGTGAGGTACAGACATTATCCGTTGAAAACTGGCAGATCGCTCCCGACGACCGTCAGCAACTCCTCGAAATTGTCGGTGGTGCGGTGGTTCAGGACTTTGGGCATATCCCGGAGGGCGACCGTATCTCTTGCACCGTTGTTGTAACGGCGCGTGACTGGGAGAAAATCAAGGCATATTGGGATAGTCGGGCAATGGTGTCCGTGACCGACGAGGGCGGGAATATCCTGCCCTCCATGCGCGTCGTGGTGAAATCCTACGAGTATATGGCGCATTTCCCGAAGGTCTATAAGATTTCACTGGAATTTTGGAGGGTGTGAAAATGGCTGAGAAGCTGCATATCTATACGAATAATCCAACCGAGGGCAGCAAAGATGGGACGGAGGTCAGCTCTGGCACGGAACTCGCGCCTATTTCCGTCCTCCTCGATGCGGGCAAGTCAGAGGAGAAAGCCGTCAAATGCGCCGTGCGCTGCGAGAGTGGCTTCCACATTGACGAAGCCTTGACGATCAAATTCGTCGGCGATCATGCGGACAAGTGGAAGGTGGCGATGGATCACAATTATACGACTGATACCGTTTTGACTGCTGCGGACTGGAAGGATGAGATTGCACTTTCCGGTGTCGGCACTGTGAATGTCATCTTCTGGGTGAAAGCAACGAGTTCTTCCGATGAGCAGCCACAAAGCGATGTGAGTGTCGATCTTCAAGCAGAAGGGCTGCTTGTTTCGGACTAGGAGGTGTGTCATGTCGTTCAAGTACATCAATCCCGGTTATGCGGAGTTGCTTTCGACCGGCGGAGGTACAACGGTGACGGGTGAGCAGTACAGCAAGACGGGTGTATCTTTTTGGCAGCCTTCCAAAGAGCGGGGAGTCGAACTTTCCGAAGTTCCGACGGAATTTTACGGAAAGTTCGATTTGTATATTCTCGGGGTAAAAGGGCGTGATGATGTCGATTTTTCACTTGGTATCGGGTATCAAAACGGCATCTATCTAAGAGGTTATCGCAGTTTGACCATTTCCGGACTCGCAGGTACCAGCTCGCTTTTTTACCAGTCCGACATCGCTGAGATCATTCCCATGTACGCAATGAGTACCGTATGGCTTCACATCAAGCAGGGGAATGAGAACAATGGCATCCTGCACGTCGTCGTCAACGATCATGAATTTTGCAATAAGAGGGATATAAACCTCTCGTATGATTCGCGAACCATCAAGATATTCAGCGACAACAACCGCGCCCTTATCTCGAATCTCATCCTATCGGATGCGCCGATTGATCCCCGCGAGCAGATCGCTTTGCTGCCAATCACGGCAACGCAGACGGGGATGACCGACTGCGGCGATGGAAGCTATGAAGCGACAGCGGCAGGACAGGAGCTTCTGCAGACGGTCGATGTCGCGTCCCTTATCACGCAGTACGGAGGGAACTCCCGTGTGGTCAGTATTGCGCCCTTTGCAAAGCCCGCCTATCGGACAGCAGAGGGGCTGTGCTCTCTGACAGCGATTGAAAAGAGCGGCGGCATAATTACGGAACACGGCAGACATATCGCAGGGCAAGATAC